GGAACTAAACCTTCCTGAACCCACTCCCATTCAGTATGAAATCGCTGAGTATATGCAGAGTGGGGACAAACGTGCCATCATCGAAGGGTTTCGAGGTGTAGGTAAATCTTGGATTTGCTCTGCGTTTGTTGTTCACCAACTGTTATTAGACCCCTCCAAAAACATCCTAGTAGTCTCAGCCTCCAAAACACGTGCTGATGACTTCTCTACATTTACCCTAAGACTAATCCACGAGATGCCCTTGTTGTCTCACCTAAAGCCCAAGGATAAGCAAAGGTTCTCTAAGATAAGCTTTGATGTTGCACCAGCCCCAGCTAGTCACGCCCCTTCTGTGAAATCGTTAGGTATCACCTCACAGCTAACAGGGTCTCGTGCTGACTTAATTATTGCCGACGACGTAGAAGTCCCGAATAACTCTGCTACCCAAGGTATGCGAGATAAGCTCTCAGAACAGATTAAAGAGTTCGACGCCATCCTTAAACCAGAGGACGATTGTCGCATCCTTTTCCTTGGTACACCACAGTGTGAAGATACCGTGTACGCTAAGCTAGCGGAAAGGGGCTACAATACACGAATATGGACTTGTAAGTATGTAGACCAAGCTACAAACGAAAGTCGCTACAACGGCAACCTCAGCCCTTTTTGCGTACAACCTGAACAAGTCGGTCGTTCTACCGAACCCCTACGCTTCTCAGACATCGATTTAGCCGAACGAGAAACCTCCTATGGACGCTCAGGGTTCGCTATGCAGTTCATGCTAGACGCTAGACTCTCCGACCGCGACAGACACCCTCTGAAGCTCTCTGAGCTAGTTGTTATGGACATAGACCCAGAAGTCGCTCCTGAGAAGGTTGTGTGGGCTCAAAGCCCCTCCTTAGAGTGGGACAGCTCTGTGCCAAATGTCGGTATGTCCGGCGATAGATATTATCGACCTATGCAGTGCTTAGGCTCTATGATACCCTACACTGGGTCAGTAATGAGTATTGACCCCGCAGGACGAGGACAAGATGAAACAGGATACGCAATCGTTAAAATGCTTAACGGGAATCTGTTTGTTCCCGACGCTGGTGGTCTACAAGGCGGTTACTCCGAAAAAACACTTGAAATACTGGCTAACAAAGCTAAAGAACATAAAGTAAACTATATCATTGTAGAAAGTAACTTCGGCGACGGTATGTTTAATCAATTAATGATGCCCGTGTTACGCCGCATATATCCCTGCACTATTGAAGAAGTACGCCACAACACCCAAAAAGAAAAACGTATCATAGACACTTTAGAACCTATTCTTAACCAACATAGACTCATTGTAGACCCCAAGGTTATAAAACAAGATTGGGAAACAGCTCAAGATTACCCCGCCGAACACCAGCTTAAATATCAATTAATGTACCAAATGTCTCGTCTTACTAAAGACAGAGGTGCCATAAGCCACGATGACCGCTTAGATGCCCTAAGTATCGCTGTAAACTACTGGGTGGAAAACATGGCTCAGGATGCCGAAGAACAGATGAAAACAAGACAGCAACAAGCTATAACAGATGAATTAGAACGCTTTAAAGACTCCTATTTTAAGTGTACAGGTAAGACTTCTGTAAGTCGTTGGTTTTAAAGAACTTATAGAAAGAAGGTATATATGAAGGGAAAGGGAGCCTTACTAGGAAAACTCAGAGATATATCAAATAATAATGATAATTGATTAATTGATGATTAATCTGAGATAACGATGGATTAGTTATTATTAATTAATATAAAATAATCTATAGAACAAAGTAAAGGGGACACTCAAAGTGTCTAATAGGTACCCGAATGAGTATGAAACCCATAGAACACGCTAGGGCAATCCTAGGAGAACACATGACACACTATGTCATCCTTGCTGTAGCTCCGGATGCTCCTATGACACTCCAGATGAGAACAGATGACCGCTATGCCGCCAATGGCTTACTCTCCAGAGGTATCGATATTTTAAGTGAGAATGTTGTTGACGAAGGCTGGGAAATCCAGTGGACTGACGAAGATGAAGATGAGGATAACGAAATTTAAAACCCCTTTGTGTGTTACTCCTCCCTACAAGCCTGAGTATGCTTTAAAAAGACTCCCCTTTTATGCAAACAATAGACCTAACAACCCTTAAAGAACACCTCGAAGAAGGTGCAGTTATACTCGAAGGACTCGATGACTGTATCGTAGGTGTGTGCCACAATAACTGTCTCGTGTACGCCTACGGACAACTAATGAAACACTTTATATTCGCTGGGATGTCCCATAGTGAAGCTATAGAATATATCGAATATAATATCTGTGGACTAACACCTAATGGTAAGTTCACAATAATGTATGAACTGGAGTATATGCAATAATGGAACACATGGTAATACTCGAAGCGTTTCTCTGGACGAGTTTAGTATACTTTGTCTATATCGCTTTGTTCCCCTGATTTAATACGTTCAAGCAACAGCTCGGAAGTAGCTCATAGTGAGCGAAGGAACGCACTAACATGGAGAAAACTCATGGAAGTGACCCTAAATTATCGCGGTGCTACTTATGTCAAAGTTATTAAAGTAGATAAGTAGCCAGCACCCTGCCCCCTTGGTTTTGTTAAAAATTTCTGAGGGGGTATTGTATAACATTTCGCGGAAAACAACCCCCGTAAGCCCTAATTTACCCAGAAAATGCCCGAAATCACCCCAAAATACCCCAAAAAGCTCGCCCGCACTGGCTTTCAAATTAAAAATCAATGCTTTTCGCTGGATTTTTGCGACGTCGCGCGTATTTTTATGTGCTGATGTTTTTTTCGATATACTATCACGGACTACTATCACCGCTCAGAATTTTTTTCGCTTCGCTCGGAGAACATCTTGTAACATTGTCGTTCCTCCAATGACAATCTGTAGCTCCTCACTACGCTCTAACCGCTCCTCTGGCAGTGCGTACGCAAAGGTCAAGGTCAACACAATACAAAGGCAAGGGCAAGGTCAAGGTCAAGGTCAAGGTCAAGAGCATATACAATACACGAACTCGCTACGCTCGAGCCGAGGCGTCTCGGCACACGCCCAGATTGCTACGGGCTAAAGTGTGGTATCGCCCCAGCTCTTTTCGTTCTCTTAGTACTATCACCGCTCCACTGTACTTCTTTGGTCAGCAAAGAAGCAAACTGAGCAACAAAGCTTGTTGCATCTCCCTACTTTCCAAAGAAAGTAGCAAACCGCTCCACCGTTGGCTACGGGCTAAAGTATGGTATCGCCCCAGCTCTTTTCGTGCGCTTCGCTTAATAAAAAAAAAACAACACACAATATCACTTAGTATTTATATAATAATTATTCTCAGGTTAGCATCGGTCAAGACATGCTCTCATCCTTCGAGCATCGCTGGCAACTGTCTGTAGTGCCCTTGTCGTACGTCGGAGAACAAGTCGCTTAGGTGCAGTAATTTTATCCTATGTTTGTAGATGCCTTCGCAGGAAAGAACCAACCTGCGGGCATCACAAATTTCTCGGGGCGTCAAGCCGCACACTACGTTAAATTGTTAAGTATAAAAATGACGGCACCACGCTTTGTTGTTACTTAAGCCTCCTAGTACGCCCTTGTCACACAGACAGGTAAGCCGACTGCAATTACTTCTAAGCACTGACCCTCAACTTCGTTAACTATCACCGCAGATATGTAGGGGTAGAGTCGTTTCTCTTCATTTCAAGCCTTGCCGTACCAAAACGGGGTCAAGAGAGTACAAAAGCAATGCAGTGAGGGTCACTGTCTATTCCTTTTGTATTCCTTTGCCCTGCCCTTTTGGTTCAGAGCAACGCTCGAGAATGAACAGACAACTCTACATATATTAGTTTGCGGTGCGTCTACGATTCGGGTTCCGCTTGAAGTATTGGTCTTTGACTTATCGATGCTAATTTTGTTCTTTTATTATTAATGTCAACTACAAAGGAGTATTACTATGACAAAAACACAACTAGAAGAACAAATCAAAGCACTACAGACTGAACTACAACAAGCAAAACAAGCTGGACTACGAGCTACACAATATACTGACCCTACTAATGGTATTACGTATGCTAATCAAGAAGTTCCAGTTCAAGTGTCTAATCCTTCAGACACAGGCGGTAGATTCGTATTCACAGTACAAGTCAAAGAACTTAAAACGTTTTTAGATACCGTACCTAATGACAACCAAGTGTCTATATCTACACGCTTATACAAACGTCAAGACGGTGCTAAAGCTAAACGTCTTGAGATAAGTGACAAGATATTCGCGGGCGAGCTTGGTCTTTCTTCTAAACACTACAGCAAGTAATTTACTATCACAGCCCTCTTCGGAGGGCATCACACAATAACTAAGGAGAAGTAACATGAGTAATCAAGACTACACACCAGAAGTTGAAGAAATGGTTCGACTACTAGACTATGCTATATCATTGGGTCGTGACCCATTCAGTATCGACGGAGACGCCTCTCAATACTACTACACTATTCGTGAACAACACAACGAACAGTTGGCTGAAGACACGTGGTACACAGCCTACGGTATCTTCAAGGCACACAATCCAGAATGGCGCGCAAACAACGTGGAGGTAGCGTAATGTTTAACTATCAC